ATTGCAGAGCCGCCAGAAATTTCTTCAGGTATGTACCTTTCACATCGTCAAGGAAACAAGGACGCTGAAAGACAAAAATTAGAAAAACAATATAGCATAGGTCCAAGTAAACCTTGGTTCCCTTCATCTGATACAGAACAAAAATTAGAAAAACAATATAGCATAGGTCCAAGTAAACCTTGGTTCCCTTCATCTGATACAGAACAAAAATTAAAGGCACAGGAACAGCAAGCAGAAATGGCTGCTCGTGAAACACTTGTACCTGATCTCACTATCAATGCTAGAGAATTAATTTATACTGCTGATACTATTCGTTTTGATGCTAGTAAAATAGAATTTGTTCAAGGTGTTGGCGGCGGCAACAATCTTGGCGGCGGCAGCCCTGATGGCCCGCCTGGACAAGGCAGGGACATGGATGATGGATCGAGCGGACCTAGCAGTACGGGTACTGATGCCACAAAAGTGCCTGAACTATCTACAGAAACAAAAACTGCTGCTCAAACTTTACAGAGTAAAGGCACATTCTCTGTTGCAAGTGGCGCGGCAGATCCTTTCGGTGCATACTCAGAGGATCAATTAAGAAGTCAAGGTGTCGTTTCACATACAAACACGGACGGAACAAAAGTATATTCTTACTCTCCTGGTGGTATTGGCGGTCATGCAGATAAGATTGGTGGTAGTGGTGCTACACAGACAACTACACCTAGTAGTACAGGTGAAATTGCACCTGCAGAAAACGCAGGTGAGAAACAAAAAGCGTTAATTCGAGAAGCAAATAAATTAGGAATTGATCCTACAGATTTGGCGACTGTAATTTCATATGAAAGTGCAGGGTCATTTGACCCTTGGAGAAAAGGACCTAGGGATAAGAGAAAAGAAGCTTCAGGTGCAGTAGCACAAGGTGCGGATCCTTTTATGAGAGGCCTAATACAATTTGGTTCGTCCGAGCAACTAAAATATGGAATTCGTAAAGATATGTCATTTGATGAGCAAATGACAGCGGTAGGAAAGTTTTTAGAAGATCGTGGATATAAGAAATGGCTACAAGAAAATCCGAATGCATCTATAGAAGAAAAAAGAGTTGCATTATATTCTACGATAAATGCAGGTAGTCCAGGTAAAAAACATTGGAGTAAAACTGACAAATGGATGGGCGGCGCACCCGGTTCCGTTTATGACAAAGCTAAAGCTATGTTTGAGGGCGAAGGATACGCGAAAGGACACAGAGAAAAAGCTGAAGCGTTAATGCAAGGTTCCTTTACAACAGACGGTACACAAACTGCAGGCGCAGCACCAACAGCAACTGCTCCTGACCTTGCTGCAGGGTTAGCAGGTATGACACCAGCAAATCAATCTGCTGCAGCACCTACAGATACGTCTAGTATGGGAACCGCTAGTGCTGCACCTACAGGATCACACCCTGACGCTAGTGCAGCACCTCAATCTAGTGGTGGCGGCGGTGCGGGATTAAATTCATTTTTAGATGCATCAAAAAGAGGAACAGAGCACGCATCCGGATTGCAAAGCGATTTTGCTTCAAGATTGCAGCCATTCTTGCAAGCAGCAAAAAGTGCAGGAATTGACTTGAAAATAGGATCAGGATATAGATCAGTTGAAAGACAAAAAGAATTATGGGCAGCAGCTTTAAAAAAATATGGTTCTCCTGCTGCAGCAAGAAAATGGGTTGCACCGCCAGGAAAGTCAAATCACAACGGCGGTAGAGCAGCCGATCTTTGGGTAAACGGAAAAGCGATAAGCAGAAATTCTAAAGCTGGTAAATGGGCTCATGAAAATGCAGCAAAATATGGACTGTATTTTAGAATGGGTCATGAGCCGTGGCATATTGAACCGACAAAGGGTGGTGCGCCAAAAACAGCTTCCTTGGCAAATGAAGCGACAAAAGTTGCATCAATGCAACCAGATTCGGAATCAAGTAGAAGTGTAGCTTCTGCACCCTCGGGATCTAGCGGTCAAATGGCAAGTGCCGGTACACATCAAGGTCATAGTATGGGTGGTGGATTGTCTACTGCTATCTCTAGTATTTTTAGCGGGGGGTCGCAAAGTAGCAGCGGAGTCTCTATGGCTAGCATGGATCCTATGGCACAGAAAAAAGCGAATGATATTTCTAGTTTGTCACGCAAGACAGCGATGAATAGAGAAGGTGTAGGCAAAAGAGGCCCAGTCACTCAAAACATCGCAATGACCACAAATGAAAAGTCAGACACAACAGGAACTGGATTCCCTGCAAAGGATAATCCGATGGTTGCAATGAATGACACACATGAAAAGTTTACAGCGATGCTATTTGGTATAGCATAAAAAAGAGGGGCGTCAAGCCCCTCTTTCACATTCATCACTTGTCGGCGAGATTCTTGAAGAACTCCATCGTCTCATCATCATCCTCAGCAAATGATTCTGATGCCTTTGGTGCGCTCTTTGCCTTTTGGGTAGGAGCGGGTTCTGCGTCATCCCACGGAGCAGTATCCTCTGCCTTCTTTGTCGCGTTCACACGCGCGGCAGTATGACCACCAATGTCAAGGACACGTACTAACTTCTGCTTCAACTCATCATATGACTTGAACTTCGAAGGGTCAAGGAACTCCTGCAATGAGTGCTGTTGCTTCCAGACATTCTCAAGATAAGAATCATCATCAGACATAGGTGCGGGTGCTTCGAACTCGCTCTTGTCGTAGTTACGATAACCTTCGACCTGACGAATCTTCAACTTGAAGTTTGCACCTTCCCAGAAATCAAAAGGATTCATGGGCTTCTCATCATCAAACTGAGGGTTCATCGTCTCATTGATCTTGTCAAAGATCTTCTTGCCATACTGGTAAAGGAATACCTTACCTTCGTTGGCAGGATTAGCAGAATCCTTTACGACCAAAATGTTTGAGATGAAGTTAAGACGGCGCTTCTGCTCACGCACCTGCTTACGTGCAGGCGATGCATCATCGGTCGTAGAATTCCACAACTGAGTGTTATACTCAGATACAGGATCCTGCTTGCCGAGAGTAGTCAAAGAGTTCTCAATATACCAAAGTCCCGTAGGACCCTTGAACCCGTGCGAGAAGACACGGACGAATGGCATATCTTCACCCTCAGGAGGAGGGAGGAAGCGAATGGTTGCCATACCGTTGCCTGCCTTATCGACAGTCGGTTTCCAGAAACGAGAATCCTCGTCAGAACCTGACTGCGTGGTATTTAACTTTGAGAGTTCTTTGGTGAGAGCTTCGAGAGAAGATTGGCGTGACTTCTTCATTGCGGAAAAAGATGTAGACATTGTATACCTCGTATTTGTTATATGTTGCGTATTTTTGTATAATTTGTATTATTCACCGTGTCGTGAATAATGTTATTTATATCACATTCATTTAAATTGTGCAAGCAAAATTTCCTTCATCTTTGCACGGTCATAGTTAAGAAAGGGTTTGTACTTCACTAGTTTGTGAGACAAATCTTTCCACACAAAGTCATCCTGCATTTGTTTTTGCCAATGTGAAAAGCAACGTACAACGTCAATCAGTATGACTAGGGTCTCCATTGATATTTGTTTGCTAAGAAACAATCTTAGAGCGTAAGGATGCTGTCCATCTTCTACGATAAAGTTAGAATCAAAGTCATCATTCAACTTCTTGATTTCTTCTTTAAAGAAATACGTGAGTGCCTGTATGCGCTTTGACCAACGGACATAGTTTTCCTGTGCTAGCTCATTGTAGGCGAGATCACCTATCCATGCGTTATCAGACTCTACAAAGTTAGCGACCAGGAAGTGTTTAGGATCCTGATGTTTAGCTAACTTCATAAAGAAAATTTTGTCTTTTCTCTGATTGTAACTCGCTGCAGTAGATGATCTCGTTTTACCGTGATATTTAAAGTAGTCGTAGGACTTACTCGTGAAGTGTTGCTTCAGAGCAATGTAGTCCTTGAATACATCAAATGCGTTCATATAGGTAACCGAGCACTCTTTTTCATAAAGTTAAGATTTTCAGCTTCAATTTGAATCTTTGCCTTCAACGCAGTGTTGCGTCTGATCATTTCAGCGGCAAATTCAAGTTCGAGGTTATTCCTTTCACACCAGAGAATAACCGCTTCCATATATTCAATCTCTTTTTCTCTTACGAGTTTTTCAATCTCGGTAGGGAACTCCGTATTTAACTGTATGGGCACTAAATATTCCATTTCATTTTGCAGTCAAAAGAAACGTTTGGCCAGGTTCAACGTCGAAATTATAATTCATCACTCTGCTGCCATCCTTTCTCCAGGACTTGACATTAATCTCATTCACACCCGAAGGCACCGTATAGCGTGTTTGTCTGCTTGATGCTTCTGCCTCAAGTGTTTGAGAAAATGCAACGGTAGTGATACCAGTAGCAGTGCCCAGCACACTCAAAAACAATTTACGTCTTGTTATCATCATTCGTCCTCTTCATATATTCTTCATAGAAACCCTCAAGGAACTCCTTGTAGTGTTTCGGATAATCTAACATCAACTCACAATAAAATCGACCGAAATCTTTCGAGTGGTTCGTGATATAATCCTTTAGCATCTTTTCATTGTATTGCCAGGTAAACATAGTTTAATCCCATAGGCTCTGATAGTA